TTGCTCGTAATGCTTGAAGACAAATCAAGTAAGCTGTTATTGCTTCCGTACTTGACGTGGCTGGTCGTAGCATCTCAGCTTCAACTTGCCAGCTTGATTCAAAACAATTGAATGTCATGCATCTACACAGTCAACGCGTGCGTCCGACACCGTCTGTAGCTATTGTAAATTTCACTTAACAAATGAACTACTCCACTACATGCTCCAAAAGCAAAAATTCCACCTTACTCAACGGAAAAAATATTCATACTCGGTTCTTGTATTATGACGAGCCTTCGGACGAGTCTTGTGCCTGTAAACATTGTGTCTTCATGATCGCGTAGTTGTTTCTATTCAACACTTTTGTGGATGCTTGTATTAAATATCAAGAGGCGTGTATTCAGTCATACAAATGAGAATGTGGTGAGAGTTGAATAAATCTGCTATACTTCAACAACAGCGACGTCGCACTTGACCAAATCAACGAATTAGAAGAAAGTCAAGTATCATAGTTGCCGTTGTGCGGATTTACTTTTTTATCAGTCTGAGAAAACGCCGCATGAACCAATTCTTCGGTTGTCTGTTTGTAATCTCTTTATGATAGTAGCCATTGTGTTCCAGATGCGCTTCAACTGATTCAATACTTTGTAATTTTCGAAGAGTGGTTTCTGAAACTCCTGCACGCCTCGCTATACTTTTTACATACCTCAAAGATGATTTGTATCGAACATGTTTGTTGTCAGGTAAAAACAATGGTATTTGCACACCATCGTATCTAGCATCTGAAGTAAACACACGGATCGGAGTTGCGCTTCGATTCACTTTATCAAGCGCAGATGTCGGCGTGGAGATGTTCATGGACAGTTTTTTTGGTTCTGGTTTCATCATACATTTTGAGGCGAAATGATTGGGTAAGATTTCCTTAGCCTTTTCCATGAGCGTTTCGTCATCAAACCAGATGTATGCTATCATATCAACATGAATTTTGTCATGAAATACAACTTCATTGAAATCTACATGTGACTTAGGTACACGCAAGCTATTCCAAAACGCACGCGCTTCTTTAATTGGAATGGATTCAAGGTCTTCTGCAAAATATGTCAATGTTTCCGTAAAATAACCGTTACGATCCACCAAGTTTATGTGATAGTTGGTTTGCATTTTGAGAATGTCGCCTCCAAATATAAGATTGATGCTTCCCAGTACCTTGTTTTTCCCTGTATGCCAGGACATGAAAATACCGGGAAATTCATCTAGAGAATACTTTTTATCGTATTTCAAGGATGGGTTCAACCCCTTTGCAGCAATCTGCTTCGATTGGCGTTCGAATGTGGTGTACAAATATTTACCGTTGATGATCGATTCCAAGTTCTCGAATCGAGTTGCATGAGACAAATACTTGATTTTCATTTTATATGATATGTCATAATTAATTAATTTCAAAGAAAACTTCAAACATAAAAAATTTAAACGAGTTCGTTCATCAAAATACTTTACCATTGGGGTTATCTCATGGAAAAAATTGATATTAAAATCTGAAGGAATATAAATGTCGAATTATGTCGTTGTAACGTACGCGACCCACTCGGCGGGTCTGTTCGAGAAGTTGATCCACAACGACTTCAACACCCCCATCACGGTATTAGGATGGGGAGAGCCGTGGGTAAGCTTCAAACAAAAATTCGTGGCCATGGTTGCATTCCTGCGTACGTTGCCCGACGACACGGTGGTCGTCTTCTTGGATGGGTGGGACACTGTACTCCACCGGCATCCGAAAGGCGCGATTGAGCATTTCAAATCCACCAACGCGGATGTCCTCTTCAGTAGCGACCGCACAGCGTCGTCAGCGATCAATTTCATAAACTCGACGGTGTTCCAGAATACATGCAGCGACATCAATCAAAAACAAATTAATGTGGGTATGTACATGGGCTACGCGAAGGCGATCGAAAGCGTGTTGTCCCATGTGATGTACATGTATCCAGACGAGGCGGACGATCAGCTGATGATCAACAAGGAGTGTCATCGGTTGTCGTCCATGATCAATTTTCGCGTGGATGTCGACAAAAAGGTATTCGAAAACATCTTTTTCTGTCTCGAAGGATTGTCTACCAAAAGCCACACCGAACCTTATTTCATCAGCTACCCCGGAAGTGGTGGTACGGATACGTTCGACCTACAGACATTCATCAAACGGTCAACAAGAGACGCGGGGGCGTATTCAAAACAGATCCTAACCACCTTGAGGCTGAGATACAGCAACCACCTGATATTCCTCCTTCTTGGTGTCATTTTCTCTCTGGTGTTCATACGTAACCGCCGGTGTTTATCAGTAAAAAAGAGAACGTGACTTGAATTCTGCGAAAGACTTATTTTTAATCGTAGATATGCCTGTAAACATTGAGTCCAAATGATACACCTCTTTGAATGGAACCGATGTGCCATTCGGGTTCTAGAATATGCCTTTTTTGGATGCTTGTGTGCTTGATATTAAAATCTGAAGGAATATAAATGTCGAATTATGTCGTTGTTACGTACGCGACCCACTCGGAGGGTATGTTCGAGAAGTTGATCCACAACGACTTTAACGTCCCCATCAAGGTGTTAGGATGGGGAGAGCCATGGGTGAGTTACACGCAACGGTTTGTCGCCATGTTGGCGTTCATGCAAACACTGCCTGACGACATGATCGTCATCTTCTTAGATGGATGGGACACCGCGATCCACCGGCATCCGAGAGGCGCGGTTGAGCATTTTAAATCCACTAACGCAGATATCCTCTTCAGTAGCGACCGCACAGCGTCGTCAGCGATCAATTTCATAAACTCGACGGCGTTCGACAATACATGCACCGACATCAATCAAAAGCAAATTAATGCGGGTATGTACGTTGGCTATGTGAGGGCGATCACGAAGCTGTTTACCCACGTGATGTACATGTATCCAGACGAGGCGGACGACCAGCTGATGATCAACAAGGAGTGTCATCGGTTGTCGTCCATGATGAACCTTCAGGTGGATGTCGGTAAAAAGGTATTCGAAAACATCTTCTGTGGTCTCAAAGGATTGTCTACCAAAAGCCACACCGAACCTTATTTCATCAGCTACCCCGGAAGTGGGGGTACGGATACGTTCGACCTACAGACATTCCTCGACCGGTCAAGAAGAGACGCGGGGGCGTATTCAAAACAGATCCTAACCACCTTGAGGCTGAGATACAGCAACCACCTGATAATTCTCCTTCTTGGTATCATTTTCTCACTGGTGTTCATACGTAACCGCCGGTGTTTATCAGTGAAAAAGAGAACGTGACTTGAATTCTGTGGAAGATTTTATTTTTTATCGATTATCATGATATAAAAGGATAGAAAATATGACAAATTACATATTATTCGTTGTCGTTTTTCTATATGTGTTTGTTGGGATTGCGATCATTCACAAATTGGGTACGCCGAGTGAGCAACGATTCGCAAAGAGCGGTTGTTTGAGAAAAGATGGTTATCAATTACTTGAGAACGTGTTTTCATTGGGAGAGGTTGAAGCGCTGAAGAGTGTGACTGATCATCAGACAAAATCCTCGTTGAAAACCGCCAGAAATTTTGTCATAAATCATACATTATTGAGTGATGCCATTATTCGAGAATGCGGTTTGGTTGACTACGAGTATAACGACTACATGTTCGCTCTACTCGGATCTCAAATTGCGACTTGTCATCGGGACTACAACGGCACCATGTTTCAAAAACAGTTGAATCATCCCACCTACACGATCCTCGTCTACCTAAGTCCGATGAAAGCGTGTTTGGACGTGGTGCCTCGCAGTCACGAAAAGACTTATTATAATAATTATTTGGTTGACAATTCAGAACACGTACGGTGTTCAGTTGGTGACGTATTGGTTTTTGACTCGAACTTGATACACACGGGGAGTATCATCAACGAGTCGGAAGTCAATCCAAGACTTCAAATGAAGCTTTGTCACAAATCAGATCGCAAAAAGCTCCCGTTTTTAGAGGACTATTACAAAGTTCTAAACGACGCGTCGAGTAACCGCGTCGCGATGACGGTGTCGAAGCATTTGAGCTGTCAATATCCCATATCGTACATCAATAACACGATGAAAAGCACCGCATTTGAAAATATATTCAAAATGTTCGCATATGGTAAGAAAGATGCACTTCAGATCAAGGATGCATCTCCAAATTAAAGTTTGTAAAGTGTCCCGTGGTAGCAAAATCGGGATCACCCCACACCATTACACCTACATGAAATTCGGTGGCGCGCGTTAGATCCTCTTTGAGTTTGAAACATCAATCATCTTCATCTCGTCCCGAGGGGGGGCAAGCTCGCCAATGGTGGTGGAGTAATCTCGAAATTTTTAAAGTCTGCCGTGCAACCAGACTCCACCACTACACCTATATACCACGACTGGGTAGTTGGAATTACTCCTGCCACGTCTTCTCCACCAATTAACGCAGGAATTTCGTATGTATTCGGAGCACCATCATTCAACACATATGATATTGTTCTGGGCCCTACAATCTGTAACTCGTACTTGAGATACTCTACGGTCTCACGAGACTGACTCGCAGCTGATAAGACGGTGGATAAGTCGGTGCCTCCAGCGACGAGCTCAGATAAACAGAGGTCTTCTCCATCTTCTCCCTCAATCGCTTGACTCACGTCACCTTGACATTCCCCCAAGTCAAGGATGCCCAATAAAGACCACGTTTCGGGGCGGGTGTCACAATCATCGAAACAAGATTTGTCTTCTTTTACCTCAAATGAATAACCACAACCATATGTAATACCATCATTTTTTTTAACACCCTGGAAACCTAGGTCATCATAAGTCTCTACGGGAACCATGAATAGTTGTGCTTGCCTCCCATCCGTTCGTATTTCACAGGAAACTGTAGTACCCCTCTGATAAATTATTTTGCTGAGAAGATAAGTCCTATCAGGCCAATCTGGACTCCTTCCATTCGTGCCTACCGAATCGATAATTCGAAATTCATTTTCATTAATAGAACTTCTTGTAAGTATCCCTGGACCTTTATGTTCTCCAGTCAATAACTGTTCTAAATCATTCGCGTTTGGAGCCACCGTGGTCGTCAATGGAGCCACCGTGGTCGTCGTGCCGTCTTTCTCGTCATTCATGAAAAACCACCACGATTCGTGGCGACGGCGAAACATGAGCCTCACTAGGGTCAACGTGATCAACGCGAGGAGGAACAGCAACAGGTACGTCGCAAATCGTTTGGTTTGCTTTTTCGTCATTCTATTATATAAACGTTATTTTCTCTCAAGGCTGCATATCAAACTAGAATATTGGTCCAATTTATTCTCCTCTCAAATGCCGCGCAAACTGGCTAAGAGTCATTTTTTTAACATTTGAAGTTAACGGTTTGTTTTTGAGGCGATAGTGAGTGACAGCGGGTAGCACAGCGTTTGGATTAAACTCTCGAACAGATTTCCGAACGACTTTGTTACGAATATTAGGGGTGTCGTACGCTATGACATGGTCTCTTAAATTGGGCATGACGGCGGTCTTCGATTTCAGCCAACAAATATCTTTCCCCTGAAATTTACCACAACCGTCATAGTTATTTCGACTTTTCAATTCATTGAAAGCCTTCTCCATCAAAGGAAACACCTCGCTAAGAGATGTTGCTTTTTTCAAGACTTCAATATCTGTTTTTTTGAACGGCGTGACTGCCCCGAAATCAATTATGTTAATATATTGAATTTGTTTGGATTTTTTGTCAAGAACAATTATGATGTTACCGAAGTGAAGATCACCATGAAAATGTTTCGTCTTCTTGTAGAAATCTAAAAGAGTGGAATGAAGTTTTGGAATGAGGTCAAGAGTGTCGTAATGGTTTAAATGTTTCTTTTCATGGATGAATGAATGTAGTGATATTAAATTGTTGTCTTTCTCAATTTCACGTGTTTGAATCACATTCTCCATAATAATCTCTAGATGTGCAACATGGTTTGAAGGTATGTCGAGTAATCCACGTTTGCCTGATAGACAAAAACGATAAGCATACACCCGAGCAATAGGAGCTAGTGGATATTTCATTCCAAACTCAGCCTCTCTTACAAGGGTTGGTATGTAATACAACAAACTCTTTTCGTGATTACTCTGAAAGTTGTTGGAATTTTCACCAGGATCCATGTTATTCAGGGCCGCCTTATTATCAAGTTTGATCCTTTTTATAACAAACAATGTGTCTTTCATGTTACCAGTGTTAGTCGGTTCGTATTTATAAACTTCACCCCAGGCTGATTTATTTCCCGTTTTATTCCCGATCGTATAGCTTTTCTTCGTCTTTTTCATCCAGTCGGGTCCTATGTTCAGTTTTTTATTATAAACCCACACATCCGTTTTGATTTTCAAAGAGTCGAAGAAAAGTTTTATATCGTTGACCATTATGTTATTAGCTACCTATTTATTCGTCAAAGAAAAAAAAACTTGTTTTTTTGTGAACCAGTCGTATCGTGCACGTATAGGTTTAACCGAATTCGTGCAAAAGGCATAATCACGAAAGATTGAATTCATCTGGTTGTCGTGTACAAACCCTATGACCATCGACAGAGATTACATTTTTGTTTCGTTTATTTTCTTCATGTGATATAACATGGAATACAAAAAGGGACGATTCACGGTGACGACGAATGTAAACGACCCCCCTCCTGAGCAAAAGGGACGATTCACGGTGTTCAAGTCCACCGCCCCCGTGTCACGCACGACGCGTCCGACTGTCGTTTCGTCCAAACCGAACCGGGCGCGGGGCAGTCCGAAGGGACCCGTGTCGAAGGGACCCGTGTCGAGTGCCAAAACGAACGGGGTGCGTAACAAGACCTCCTCCGCGCGCCGCAAGAGTCCCGTTCGACAGGATCGGTTCGCGACGTTGATTTGTCAATTGAAAACGTTGGTTGACAAATATTACATCGACGTTCGATGTAATTGAAGCTTTGAACCGAGCTGATTCGTTTGGGGACGTGGTGCATTTGCGGTGGATTTGAGCCGTTACAATCGTCTCACAACGCCTCCACACACCTAACTCAGGTTTTTGCACCCGCGTTGAACAAAACACGTTCGATTTTAACGCCTACCACTATGCAACATCCCATCAATGTAACGAAAAGTAAACCAATGGAGTAACAGCTATGTGGAGACATATTGTGTATTTGTAGTTGCCAACCCCGCAGATTTGTACCAGCCTTAGCGCCTCTCTGTAGTTGAGCACGTGCAAAACGGACGCAATCGGGAGACGACAGGTGGCCTTGTTGAAGCTTCTATGACCCAAGCCAAAATAAAAGAACGACCACAAGAACGACGCTCGTCTTTGTTGTTTATTTGTTGTTTCGACACGGACACCAACTGTAGTTCACATACACAGAAACCTTTCACGCGTATAATTCAATTGACCTAAGGATTACAATCGTATTTTTATGACACTGATGGCCAACCGGATGTTCTCGACGACCCACCCATGCTGTGCACCACTGCGACAAGGCCACACCGTGGGTTCTGTGGGCAAAGGCTCCGCCAACTTGGTTTCTATTGTGCCATACTTCAAAGTCCTCAAAGGCAACGAAGCCAAGTTCAAGACGTTGGTGACCGACGGGTTCTACCCGCGTATGACGGCGGAGGCGGAGCCGCTGTGTCTGTTTTACAACTTCACCTACGGCGAGGCCGACGGCGTGATGATCGCGCATTGTCGCGAGGTGTACGAGGGCGCACAGGGCGTGCTGACGCACCTGACCAACGTGGATGCCCAGCTCCAGCAGGCGACGGCCATGGCTGAGCTGTTCAGGATCGAAGTCCACGGCCCACAGGCGGAGCTGGATCAGCTGGATGAACCGCTGAAAGGCCTCAACCCCACCTACTTTGTGCAGTCTACATAATCTGCTCGATTATGGCGACGCGCAGGGCGGGGATGCTTGGCGTTCGACAAAAGAATTACCCACAAGAACGCCAATCGTCTTTGTTGTTGTTGTTGTTTCGACATGGGCACCAAAAACTTTCGCGCGAAACATCTCAAAACCAAAAACCAAAGAAGCGCACCCATCGAGCGACATACATCACGATAGGTGTTACATCAAGCTAGTGTTGGTCGATGCCGTTCTTCAACGATTCACTTAAAGAACGCGTTATCACAACGTAGGCAGTTACCACCCGAAAATGCCAAGCATCCGGAAGAAATGCGAACACAAGCGTCAACGATCCAAGTGCATCGAATGTGGAGGCGCGGGGATCTGCGAACACAAGCGTCAACGATCCAAGTGCATCGAATGTGGAGGCGCGGGGATCTGCGAACACAAGCGTCAACGATCCAAGTGCATCGAATGTGGAGGCGCGGGGATCTGCGAACACAAGCGTCAACGATCCAAGTGCATCGAATGTGGAGGCGCGGGGATCTGCGAACACAAGCGTCAACGATCCAAGTGCATCGAATGTGGAGGCTCGTCGTTCTGCGAACACGGGCGTCAACGAAGCCAGTGCATCGAATGTGGAGGCGCGGGGATCTGCGAACACAAGCGTATTCGATCCCAGTGCATCGAATGTGGAGGCGCGGGGATCTGCGAACACGGGCGTCGACGAGAGCAGTGCATCGAATGTGGAGGCTCGGGGATCTGCGAACACAAGCGTCGACGATCCGATTGCATCGAATGTGGAGGCTCGGGGATCTGCGAACACAAGCGTCAACGATCCAAGTGCAAAGAATGTGGAGGCGCGAGCTATCTCAGACTCGTTTGTAAGGGACATGGTTGCGACGTCCTCACAAAAGGACCAAATGGGCGGTACCGCGGATACTGCGTGCAGCACTTCATGCGACTGTTCCCGGAGGAGCCGGTGGCCAGAAACTACAAGGTCAAAGAGCAGCACATCGTCCAGTATGTGAAGACCACGCTTCCCGATGTGACTTGGGTGTGTGACAAGCGCTACGACTTTGCGCCGTCCGATTGCGCAAGCTCGAGAAGACCCGACATGTTTTGCGATTTCGGTACCCACATCGTCATTGTCGAGATTGACGAAAACCAACACAAGCAGTACGACACGACGTGTGACAACAAGAGGCTCTGTGAGCTCTATCGAGACTTCCAGCATCGGCCGATCGTGTTCGTCCGATTCAACCCAGACGACTACAAACGCGCCGACGGAACGAACGTCACGTCGTGCTTCGGGTACGGCAAGGACGGGATGTGTCGGGTCAAGAAGAACAAAGGCGAAGAAATTGTGGTTCGAATGAACCTCCTTTGCGACACGATCCGACGGTATTCGACGAGCGCCGTGGACCACTCGGTGAAGAGCATCGAGCAGGTCCACCTCTTCTTCGACGGTCACCCATGAGCACGTGCAAAACGAACGCAACTGGGACACAGCTTGAGGGTGCCAACCCCGCATAGTTGTACCAACCTTAGCACCTCTCTGTAGTTGAGCACGTGCAAAACGGACGCAACCGGGAGACGGCACCTGTCGTGTACCAACCTCGTATATTTGTACCAACCCTAGAACCTCTCTGTCGATGGTCACTTTAAGAAAGGAACTCGATATAGTACATCACGAACACTCAACGATGACCAATCCAGTCTCACACGATAACGCCATCGTCGGCTCCGACCGACTCCACCGCCTTCTTCAACAGTGGCGATGGCGGCCAAAGGGTCTGACCTATCTCGACGTGACCAAGCGAAATCGGGCAGCGCGTTTGATCCAGTCGACATGGCGATGCGTGCGTCATCGAAAGACAACATAAGACGTGATTGTGATTTTTTTTATCCACTTATCTTAAACTCAAACAGATGATGTCGAGACGTGGGTCCAGTAAAAAAACAACAGTCGCCAAACCTAGAGGTGGTATGCTTGGGCGTTCCAAGTCAACGGGAGCCAAACCCAGCGGTGGTATGTTCGGGCGTTCCAAGGCGCCGGTTGCCGCCAAACCCACTGGCGGTATGTTCGGGCGTTCCAAGTCAACGGGAGCCAAACCCAGCGGCGGTATGTTCGGCCGCAAGGCGCCGGTTGCCGCCAAACCCACCGGCGGTATGTTCGGCCGCAAGGCGCCGGTTGCCGCCAAACCCACCGGCAGTATGTTCGGGCGTTCCAAGTCAACGGGAGCCAAACCCAGCGGCGGTATGTTCGGCCGCAAGGCGCCGATTGCCGCCAAACCCACCGGCGG